CAATCCGCACCGAATTAGTCAACATGTACAAAGGACATAATTATTTAGAAGAGTGGTTGAATGATGTAGAATATCTTTTACCCTCGAATAAAGAAGTGCCTGAACTTCCAACAAAAGGGAATTTAAATCTTGATGAGGTGATAAACAGCAAATATTGCTTTGCATAAATATTACATGGTTTGTAATTGTGGCATTTAACGAAGAGAAGAGAAAAGAACTATAAGATACTTAAAGTAACTATATATACTTAAAGATACTTTAAGATACTTATAGTTCTTTTATTATTAATTATTGATGATAATTAATAATAAATAATTTAAGTATTTCTCTTTTTGTGTGTCTTTTTCTCTTTGTAGCAAGACACACATTTAATTGTGGCACTTAACGAAGAAAGAAAAGCTTTCAAAGGGTGTCTTTTTAATTGTGGCACTTAACGAAGAAAGAAAGTCTTCATTTTCTATTTTGCTTTTGAAAGGAGCATAAACAATGACAGAACAAACAGTACGTAAACGAAGAAAGACAAATAACATGGTGTCTTTAAAATTCGCACGTATCACACCAGACGCAAAGGCACCATACAGAGCAACAGCGTCCGCCGCTTGCTATGATGTCTTTGCAAACGACACAGTGACGTTATATCCGCAACGTGGGCAGGACAAGGCTTATAAAGTCCCTACAGGTGTAGCGTTTGAGATTCCCGAAGGATATCATTTAGAGGTCTATGTACGGTCTTCTACAGGTTTAAAAACAAAACTGAGATTAGCCAATGGCACAGGGATTGTTGATAGTGACTATGTCGATGAATTGTTTTTGCTTGTTGAAAATATCGGAAGTAGTGTTACAAGAATCAATAAAGGGGAACGTATCGCACAGGTTATGCTTGTAGAGAACGTTCCGAATGAATTAGTAGAAGTGGATTCCCTTACAAAAGAAGGGACACACGAAGGATTTGGAAGCACAGGAAAGGACTAGAGGAACCATGAGAGAAATTAAAGTAGGCGACGAAGTAATCATTGCTGATGTTCGTAATGTCTTAGGTAACAATGACAAGACAAGTGATTCTGTAGAGGAATACAGGGCTAAAGTTGTGTCTATTACACAGGGTGTCGGTGGTGATACATGGTATACATGTAAGTTGGCTGTGATTAATAAAACGCTTACATTCCCTCAGTGGGAAGTGTTCTTAATGGATAAGGCCACAAAGAACGGTTATGCATGGTTAGAGGATGAACTTCATGGGTTAAAGATGTTTGAAAAGAACATTAATATCTATGATACCGTCTGGGTGGATATGTCTAACTGGTCGGCTACACCACCACACGAAAGTGGGTATGCAGTAGTTGTTGACATGATGGTTCTTCCTGACAATGATACAGCAAGCGACAGAGTAATGTATGATGTACAGTTCCGTGGCAGTGATGAAGTATTCACAGTTGATGAACGTCGTGTTATCCCCCTTGATGAAGATGAAGACACACAGGATACAAAACATGATAAGCATTACCGTGACTCCGTTGTTGATCCTATTCTTGTCATGCAGGCGTTTTTTAGTCATGATGAATTTATTGGCTTCCTCAAGGGCAATATCCTTAAATACCGACTCCGTGCAGGACACAAAGGCGGAGAGGAAGAAATGAAGTCTGATCTTGATAAGATTCATGTCTATGAAGAATGGCTCGAAAGGGCGAAGAAAGGTGAACGTATTTAATTGTAATGGTCACTACAAAAAGGAGAAATGAACATGATGGAAACCATGAACAAACCTTATGTTGCATACGCAAACAAGCTCATGCGCTTTTTACATGATGGCTCTTATGACAATGATACCTTGTGTCTTTTAGGCGTCATTGCCGCAAAGTCACGTAGAAAGCATGTAAAGCTTGATGATGGTATTAAGACAGCCGTAACGGATTTGTTGCTTGAAAATGCTGACGGTATGATTTTAATTACTCGTGCAAAATTATTATAAAAGGAGAAATGAACATGAATATGAATGATGGTGTAATTACAGGGAAAGCTATGTGGTGTCATTTAGCAGACACAGAAACCTTTAATGGTACAGACACAAACAAATATAGCATTACGCTTGTTCCGTCTGTTGAAGACATGAATAATCTGATGCAGGAAGCCCAGACGATTTGGGAAGAATTTAAAGAAACACTCAAGAACAAAAAGTTCGCCGCAGAGCCTAACATGGGTTCGTTCCGTGAAGATGACAATGGCGACGCAAGCGTTAAATTCGTTACCAATGCTCATATTGTCACGAAGGCAGGCAAAGAAATCGACAAGGTTGTTCCTGTCTTTGATGGCGCTGAACGCCCTGTTACTCGTAAAATCAAGAGTTCTATTGGGAACGGTAGTGTCGTTGCTGTCGCCTATCAGCTCTTTCCGTATTACAATACATCGAAAAACTTTGGTGTGTCTTTCCGCTTGCAGGCGGTGCAGTTATTGAAGTACGTTCCGTATGGCAATGGACAGGATGCAAGTTCTTTCGGCTTTAAGAAGCATGAAGGGGCCTTTGATTCTACGTCTGTCATTGATGACGATGAAGAAGACACACGTTCGGATGTAGATGTTCCGTTCACGGACGGTTCGGATGATGAAGATTTTTAAAGTGTGGTGATAAGACCTGAAACGGAGTTTTTGTAATGGGGGTGCGTATACATACAGACCACCTAAAAAGAGAAGTCATTTTGAAGACACCATTAGCGCACAGATACGGGAGTTGAAGAAGCAGGAAAAGTATGAGATGTACTACATCAACTATGAAAAGCCTGCTACACAGCATAAGTATACTCCAGACTTTGTGTTGCCTAATGGAATCATTATAGAAGCAAAGGGGATTTTTGAAAGAGAAGACAGACAGAAGCACTTGCTCATCAAGATGCAGTATCCCGATTTGGATATTCGGTTTGTCTTCCAGAATCCGAAATTGAAGCTGTATAAAGGCAGTAAGACAACCTATGCAGATTGGGCGGAGAAAAATGGATTTAAATACTCCACTAGACAGATTCCCGACGCATGGTTTAGAGAAAAGAAGAAGCCTATGAAAGGTCTTATCCCTAAAAAAAGTAAGGGGTGAGAACATGAATTTGAAGTACAAAGAAAGAGAGGAAACTAACATGGTGCGTGTCTTGTTTGAACCGAAGGTGAAGACCGTTCGGGAAATTTATGTCGAACAGCGTAGAGAAGGGCTGTTCAATATCGGGTATCATCTGATCGTGATGCCGAATGGTGAAGTAAAAGAAGGGATTCCCTTCCTTGCTTATGGTGACTACAGACTCGCTCATGTGAAAGATTCCGTGTATGTGCTGTTGGTTGGGTGTGCCAGTGAAAAGGATATGTCTGATGCACAGCGCAAAACCATGAGGGACATTAAGAACAAATACGCTCTTGATGTTCACTATGGGGATGACTAGTCATGTCGGAAATTGTACAGGCACATATTCCGTGTCCTTATTGCGGAAGCCACGATGCCGCTACGTTGTATGATGATGGACACACATACTGTTTCAGTTGTCATCATACAGAATTTCCGAAAGAAGGTGAAGAGGTGGCTAAACATGCCATTATTCCCCATGAGGACATGGAGTTTAAGACACTCCGTGCAAGGGGCTTGTCTGCTGAAACATGTGAGCGTTATGGCTATTATGTTACAAAGACACAATTAGGAACCGTTCAAGTCGCAGAGTATTGTGATGAGGACGGTTCTGTTCTTTTTCAGAAGTTACGGACAAAGGACAAGAAGTTCTATCTGAACGGTACTTCTGCTTACAGATTCTTTGGACAGAATCTTTTCCACAGTGGCAAGAAGCTTGTTATTACAGAGGGAGAGATTGATTGTCTGACCGTCTCCCAGATGGGGGGCAACAAGTGGCCTGTTGTGTCTTTACCTCATGGTTGTACGTCGGCTAAACGTACCTTTAAAGAAAACCTCGAATGGCTAGAGTCTTTTGATGAAGTCATTGTCATGTTTGACATGGACGCTCAGGGACGAAAGGCTGTTGAGGATGTGCAGGGGATGTTGTCTCCACACAAACTAAAGATTGCAGACTTACCCGAAAAGGATGCTAATGCATGTCTTGTAGCAGGTAAGGGAGATGCAATTATACAGGCCATCTTTACCGCAAAGGAATATAGGCCAGATGGAATTATTAATGCCGCTGACATTGAAGAAGAATTTTTCAGTGATGACACAGAAGCTCAGTGTTATGACTATCCATGGTGCAAGGGGCTGAAAAGTATCACGAAGGGACTCCGTAAAGGGGAATTGGTGATGCTGACAGCAGGTACAGGCATTGGGAAGTCTACAGCGGCTCGTGAGATTGCCTACAAACTCAAGGTGAAGGATGGACTGAAAATAGGGCTTGTCTTTCTCGAAGAAAACCCGAAGAAGACACTCCGTGAATTGTTGTCTATACATGTTGAAAAGCCTCTGTCTATTTTATGGGGCAGTGTAGACAAGGAAAAGTTAAAGACAGCCTATGAAGAGCTGTTCAGTGATAAGCGATTTGTCCTCTATGATCATTTTGGTTCTATTGAGAGTGGGAACCTGTTGTCACGTATCCGCTATTTAGCCGTGGCGGAACAGTGTGATTTTATCATCTTTGACCATATCTCTATTGCCGTATCGGGCATGGATGAGGGTGGAGATGAACGAAAGACCATTGATAAATTGATGACGCAATTAAGGTCACTCGTTGAAGAAACGGGTGTAGGGATGATTGTTATATCCCACTTGAAAAAGACAAGCGGTGAAAAATCATTTGAAGAAGGTGGAATTATCTCGCTTGATGACTTGCGGGGGAGTGGCACATTGAAGCAGTTACCCGATGAGGTATTAGCACTCGAACGCAATCAACAGGCAGAGGATGAGTCAGAAAGAAACTTGATTAAAATTCGTGTCTTAAAGAATCGCTTTGCAGGTTCAACAGGGCTTGCAGGGTATCTCCATTGGGATAAGGACAGACACAGATTACTAGGAGAGGAAGATGAATCATGTCAAGAGTTTTAAAGTACCCTGTTGTTAATACAGATATTACATTCAACGAATTACCTGATAAAATGGCCTATGCGCTTGAATTAGGGGCTTGCAAGCAACATTGTGTTGGTTGTCATAGTCCAGAATTACAAGAAGAAGATGTCTCCTTAACGTCCCTTCTTGATATTTTAGAAGAAGCACAGGACGCCATTGATGCAGGGGCAAACGCTATTGTTGTAATGGGCGGTACAAATAATAACCATATCACAGATGAATCTTTGATTGCTCTCCTACGTGATTTGTCATTTATTGCACCTACAGGTTTGTACAGTGGGAGTGATGATGAAGACCATGACAAAATGATTGCAGTTGAAGGGCATTGTACTTGGTTGAAGACAGGCCCTTATGTAGAGGCTTTGGGCGGCCTTGAGAGTCCTCGGACAAATCAGCGCTTTTATCATATCTCGCAGGCTTACCACTTAGATAAGAATGACAATGTGGTGTTTGTTCGTCCTTTCTTTTTGGATGAGACACACAAATTTTGGAAGAGGGTGAAGAATGTTACCTAATGTTGATTTAAAAGAAAAGATTAAATACATCCATGATTATATGGTGTCTTCCAATGCCGCTACGGCCTCTAAGGTTGATGCGAATAGCAATGTGACCCAGAAGACGATTGCAGGCTTGGAAGCTGAATTATTTAAACCAGACACTATCCAGATTAACCGTAAGCTGGTTAAAGACAAGCTGACACAGATGTTCGGTGAAGACATGGCACAGGCTTATGAAGACGACCTTGCTAATCACTATATTTACACGCATGATGAAACATCTTTAAAGCCTTATTGTGCCAGTATCACTTTGTATCCCTTCTTGTTGGAAGGTACGAAGTGCTTAGGCGGTGTGTCTAAAGCACCGAAAAACTTACAGAGCTTTTGTGGTTCCTTTGTAAATCTTGTCTATCAGATTGCAAGTAATTTCAGTGGGGCCATTGCAACTGTTGAGTTCCTTCACATGTTCGACTACTTTGCACGGAAACAGTGGGGGAAAGAATATCTTGCGACACACCATAAAGAAGTAGAGCAGGAATTTCAGGGTGTTGTATATGCACTGAATCAACCTGCAAGCGCACGGGGCGACCAGTCTGTATTTTGGAACATCAGCGTCTTTGACCATGACTACTTGAAAGAGATGTTTGGGGGCTTTTTCTATCCTGATGGTACTCAGGTAGACATTGAAAGCACCTATCACTTGCAGAAATTCTTCTTGAGTTGGTTTAGACAGGAGCGTGAAAAAGAATTACTGACGTTCCCTGTTGTCACAGCCGCATTGCTCACGGATGGTGCAGGTGATTTTAAAGACACTAAGTTTATGCAGGGGTTGGCAGAAGAACAGGCGAAAGGCTTGTCTTTCTTTGTCTATATGTCTGACAGAGTAGATAGTCTCGCTTCTTGCTGTCGTTTACGCAATGAATTAGCTGATAATACCTTTAGTTACACCTTGGGTGCAGGTGGTGTTGTCACGGGTTCCGCGCGTGTCATTAGCTTGAACATTAATCGTATTGGACAGTGTGGTGTAATGCTTGATGAAGTAGTGGATAGAGTACATAAGTATCTGCTGGCACATCGAGAAGTGCTGAAAGGTTACATTGATGCAGGTTTACTCCCTGCTTACACACAGGGCTTTATGGACATTGATAAGCAGTTCTTGACCCTTGGTGTGAATGGTGTCTTGGAATACTTTGAGTACCTGAGAGACAAGAAAGGTGCAGTGACAGATAAGGAATATCCGAATTATTTACAGTCCTTGTTGTCTTTCCTTACGATGTCCAATAAGGCCGCTTTGTCTGAGTATGGCGTCCGCTTTAATACTGAGTTTGTCCCTGCCGAAAATCTCGGTGTTAAAAATGCTAAATGGGACAAGGAAGCAGGTCTTTATGTACCTCGTGATTGTTACAACAGTTATTTCTACCCTGTAGAAGACACGAAGGTGAACGTGCTTGATAAGCTCAAACTGTATTCAAAGGATATTGTTCAGTACCTTGATGGTGGTTCAGCTTTACACTTGAATCTTGAACAGATGCTCAGTCAGGAACAGTTTATGCATTTGTATAAACTTTGCTCTAAGTATGGGGTACCATATTGGACAACGAATGTCTTGTGTACGATTTGCAATAACTGCGGCTACATCAACACAGACACAGAAAATCATTGTGTGAAATGTGGGAGTACTGATGTAGATTATGGTACTCGTGTTATTGGGTATCTGAAACGCATTAGCAATTTTTCCGAAGCAAGACAGAAGGAAGCAGGAAAACGCTTCTATCATCATTTGAAGAAATAAGGGGGTGGCTTGATGTGGCTGATTAAATTCTATGACGCCTTGTGGCGCAAGCTGTATCAGTGGAGCATTAAGGTACAGGCACAGCGACAGAAGAAAATTAGTTTGCTTGCTAACAAAAAGAGAGAGCTTGCGAGTAAGCTCCGTAATGAGGCTTTTAATCTTGATACAGAGGCAGAAGATTTAGAAAAGTTACGATAGAAAGGATGGTACTATGTTAGTCTTTGATATTGAAACGAATGGCTTATATGCCGACGTTACAAAGCTTTTTTGCTTGAGTGTCTATGATACAGACACACAGGAAATGAAGCAGTATGATGATGTACATGCAGAGCAAGGTGTCCATGAGTTATATGATGCATGGAAAAGAGGGGTGTGTCTTTGTGGACACAATGTTATTAATTATGACCTTCCCACCTTGGCAAAACTTTTTCCGTGGTTTGAGGTTACACACGACATGCATAAGGATGTAGTAGACACCCTTGTTTTGTCACGCCTCATCTATTCTCATATCGAAGACATGGACGCAGGACTTATCCGAAAGAAACAGCTACCCTCGAAGCTGTATAAATCCCATAGCTTGAAAGCTTGGGGGTATCGTTTAGGAGAACTAAAGGGTACATATGGAGAGGAAGAAGATGCATGGGCTTGTTACACCCCTGAAATGCTTGCTTATAATAAGCAGGACGTAGTTGTAACGGTAAAGCTCTATGAAAAGCTGGCTTCATACGATTATGCATCAAAGGCCATAAAGCTTGAACATGAGGTAGCATGGTTGATGTCTAAACAGGAAAAGAATGGATTTCCGTTTGACCTTGAGAAGGCGAAAGAACTTGAGGCTACCTTACGTGCTAGAGCAGGTGTCTTGACAGCGAAACTGATTCAGATTGTACCCCGTGTACCTGATAAGATTTTTGTGCCGAAAAGAGATAACAAACGTCTTGGGTATAAAGCAGGGGTTCCCGTTCAGAAGTATAAAGACTTTAATCCGAACAGCAGACAACAGATTGAATGGCTGTTGCGGACGCATTACGGTTATTCTCCCTCGAACATTGATTGTTATGATGTGGAAGACACAGACACAGACGATATTGATTTATCACAGTGCCGTTTGAAGATTGATGATGAAAGCATGAAATTCATGAAGGAAGACCCTCAAGCTCCCGATGAAGTGAAAGCTGTGGTGTCTGTCCTTGAGGAGTCCTTGATGCTCAAAAAGCGTTTGGGACAGCTCGCAGATGGAAATAATGCTTGGTTGTCTATGATTGGAAAGGATGGGAATATCCATGGTTCTGTTATCCCTAATGGGGCTGTTAGTGGCCGTGCTACTCATTCCAGACCGAACGTCGCACAAGTACCACATGTCGGCAGTCCGTATGGCAAGGAATGTCGGGAACTCTTTAGAGTACCTGACGGATGGTGGCAAGCAGGGATAGACGCTTGTGGTCTTGAACTCCGTTGTCTCGCCCACTTCATGTACAAGTATGATGGGGGTCAATATGCCCATACGATTTTGAATGGTGATATTCACACGATGAATCAGAAAGCCGCAGGGTTGCCAACACGCAATCAGGCGAAGACGTTCATTTACGCTTATTTATATGGTGCAGGTGATGCAAAGATTGGAAAAATCATAGGGGGTACAGCAGGACAAGGAAAGCAGATTAAGAAGAAATTCAATAAGGCTGTCCCTGCTATTGCGAAGCTCAGACAGGCTGTAGAAAATGCGCTTGTCTATCCTATTGATTTTAAAAGCACACATGGAAAACCTAAAGTCACATGGAAACGTCATTTTCTCTATGGTCTTGACAGGCGCAAACTACATGTAAGAAGTCCTCATAGTGCCTTAAATTTACTCTTGCAATCAGCAGGTGCTTTGATATGCAAGAAGTGGATTGTCACAACAGAGGAGCGATTATTGGCGAGAGGTTTAAGGCATGGATGGAATGGCGATTTTGCATTGATGGCATGGATTCATGATGAACAGCAGATAGCATGTCGTACCGAAGAGATAGCAAAGGTTGTGTGTGAAGAAGCGCAACAGGCGATGAGAGACACACAGAAGTATTTCAATTTTCATGTCCAGTTGGATACAGAGGGTATCATTGGGCATAATTGGTTTGATTGTCATTAGGGGGTATTTTATGTACGCAAAACGTATCCGTTGTAAAAAATGTGGCCGTACCTTGGTTACAGGCTGTGCAAAGAATGTAGAAGAGATTACATGTTCATGTGGACATGTCACATATCCGCAGTCCGCAGAGATGAAAAAAGAACTGTCTAAGAATGAAAGGAGACACAATAAATATGAAAAAGCATGACTATAACATCATTGATAACACGTTTGTCTATGGTCTTGATGAATCTATTGTAGCGTCTGGCTACCCTATGGCGGATAAAATCAATCCATGTAATTTAGAAACACGTGGAGCTACCAATGGTGATATGAAACGTGCCATGCGTCTTGGTAAAGCTCCTGCTGGTAGTGGGCATGATTGTTACCTTAAAGGTATCATTGTCCAGTTTGATTTGACTCTTACAAAACAGGCGTGGCCCGAAGCACAGCGTTATCATTTTCTTGATTTTGTGTCTTCCATGTCCGCTATGCACATGCTGGCAAAGATAGACGTTCGCTTCATTTCTTACACAGACCGTAAAATCATTGATTTGTTCCTCGATATTGTTAGGGACTACAATCAGAATCCTAGTGAAGAAAATTGGAGACGTATGATCTACAGCTATCCTAGTGGCCTGTTGCTGACAGCTCGGATGACAACGAACTACTTACAGCTCAAGAACATCTATGCACAGCGAAAGAATCATAGACTCCCTGAATGGAAAGTTGTTTGTGATTGGATTGAAGCGCTTCCGAAAGCAAAAGAGTTGGGGGTGGTCTGATGACAGCGATGTATACCATTTATGGAGACAACAGTAAATTCCTCAAGGAACGCCATATGCAGGTGACAAGAAATCATACTGTCTATGATACTATTCGTGGTCGCTTGGCTTTGAATGATGGTTATTGTCCTTGCCAGCCTAGCAAGACGAAAGATACCATTTGTCCTTGTAAGTACATGCGTAAATACAGTACATGTCGATGTGGTCTTTATGTTCCTGTTACAGACGCAGAGGAAGACGAAGATGTATAAGCCGATGAAGAAACCTATCACAATTCTTGTGGATGCTGACATGGCTGTCTACCGTGCTTGTTCCTCTTGTGAATGTGAGATTGATTGGGGTAATGATATTTGGACACTCCATGTGGATTTCAATGAAGCACTTGCATACTTGCAAGACCATATGGATGATTGGATTCAGAGAGCTTTAGAGCTAGACCACTATTCAGGAAATGTGCGTGTTGTCTATGCTTTTTCTGATGATGACAACAACTTTAGAAAGAAGCTGTTGCCCACATACAAGTTGAATCGTGTCGGAAAAAGAAAGCCTGTTGCCTATCATGCACTCAAACAATGGGTTCGTGAAAATTGGGTGTCTGAACAATTAGACACCCTAGAGGCCGATGATGTTATCGGTCTGTTGGCGACAGGGAAGTACAAAGGGAACAACATTATTATCTCTGCTGATAAAGATATGCAGACGATACCGACAAAGATTTATAACTTTCTGACGGACACCTTGGTAGAGGTGACACAGGAAGAAGCAGATTATAAATTGCTCTATCAGACCCTTGTAGGGGATACAGCTGATAATTACATAGGCTGTCCGAAAATTGGCAAGGTGAGAGCAGAACGTATTTTAGCTGATAGTCCCACATGGGAAGCTGTAGTTGATTGTTTTAAGAAAGTTAATCTTACAGAAGATGATGCACTCTTACAGGCTCGTGTGGCACATATCTTACAGGATGGAGATTATGAGAAAGGAAAGGTAAAATTATGGACACCCCAAAATTTACACTCGTAAATGATGTAACACTTGATGATATGGAAATTATTGTAACGGCCATTACACATAGCGCCGACAAGAATCCAACGCCTTTGTTCAGACACAGAAAGTCCATTCAGGATTTAGCACAGCAGATGTGGAAAATGCAGAAGCTTGGTACACTGGCTGTCTTTGCAGATGAACAGGGGAAATATGCAGGTGTCTTAGCTTGTAATGTGGTTGAGCTTTGGTGGATTGACGGCCCTGTATTGGTGGAAGATTTAGTGGCTTCCATTGACACAAAACCGAATGGCTTTGGGAGATTTGCAGTCCAGCTCTTGGAAGACATTGCGCGTGATAATGAATGTGTAATGGTTTGCTCAGGTAGTAGTATGGTTAAAGACACACCACTTGTACGAAATATGTATAAGAAACATGGTTTTGTTGTCTTTGGTGAATCATATTTGAAGGAGATGGCTTAGATGATTATGCATGATGAATTACCTTTTGTTCCTCGTGATGTTGTTGATTATCTCAAGGCCGTTTATACGCCTGATTTTTTCATTAATGCAGATGTAGACAACAATGATATTCGTATGGGTTACATGCAGGGATGCACAGAAATTATCTCCGTTCTTCATAATCTCGCAGAAAGGAAGGATTGAAGATGTCTAGTGGTGGTTGGTTGGGTAGCCTTTTGAGCTTACCTATGAAAATCATCTCCAGTATCACAGGAGCAGGAAGTCATACCTATAGTGCCTCGGATAATTATAGTCCGACAGTAAAGGCTTCTGATTTGGTGTCTAGTACAACAGCGCAGACACCCGATGCCCCTATCATGGGTGATGATACAACATACTCTCAGAAGAAAAGAAATAAACGTGGTTTGTCTAGCTTGTATGTGAATGGTAACAATGCAGGTGGTACAGGTTCCACAGGTGATTATACAGGAAGGAGTGGTCTTTAATGTCGAGTGGCGGTTGGTTAGGACACACGGTATCTAAGGCATGGCATGGTGTCACAGGGGCCGTAAAGAAAACCGTAGGTGCTGTTACAGGGGGTATTTTCGGTGGTTTTCGAAACAGTGTAGCAGGGAGTTACCCGCAGATTGTAGTTACTCCTAGTGCCGCACCTGCTCCCACAGCAACGGAACAGGCTGAATATGATGTCGCAGTACAGAATCAGAAAAAGAAGCGTGGTAAAAACTCGCTCTATGTTTCCTCGTCCGCAGGTTCCAGTGGCGGCGGTTCAGGTATTAACTTATGAGTAACGGCGTAGACACCAATACATTTTATCGGACAGATACCGCAAAATCTCGTTATGATAAATTGGTGTCCGATAGAAAGGTGTACGTAGACAGAGCGGTAAAGAACGCAAAGATTACGATACCTATGTTGTTCCCAGATGAAAATGCTACCTCTACCACAGAGTATGAGACACCCTATCAGAGCATAGGCGCTCGTGGTGTCAATAATCTTGCGGCGAAAATCATGCTTGCTTTGTTTCCACCCAATGAACCTTTTTTCAAATTGGAACTTGGGGACATGGCTAAACAGCAAGTAGCACAGCAGGGTGATACCTCAGCGATGACAAAGATTGACAAGCTCATGGGGGCTATTGAAAGACAGCTCATGGACTACATGGAAACTAATCGTTGTCGTATCACTATCAGCGAGGGTGTCTTACAGCTCATCGTGGCAGGTAATTGTTTATTGTATCTGCCACCTCAGACAGGCGGTATTAAATTATATCGTCTTAATAACTATGTGGTTGTTCGGGATGGTACAGGTAATTGGATTGAACTGATTGCGAAAGACAGTATTAGTTATGCCGCCTTACCCCCAGAAGCACAGGCGTGTGTGGAAGGTACAGACATTTCACCAGACAAGAATGTAGAGCTTTATACTCATGTATATCTTGCTGATGGTGAAACCTTTGAAATGTATCAAGAGATTGAAGGACAGATTATCAAAGGAAGTGAGCAGGAATTTCCTAGGGATAAGGTTCCTTGGATTCCCTTGCGACTCCGTAAGATGGATGGAGAATCCTATGGTCGTTCCTATGTGGATGAATACTATGGTGATTTGAAGTCCCTGAACTCTATCAGTAAATCTATTGCTGAAATGGCTACGTTGTCTGCTTTTGCACTGTTCCTTGTAAATCCTTCTTCACAGCTCCGTGTCGATAAACTGAAAGACGCACAGAGTGGTGATTTCTTCAAAGGGAAGGAAGGCGACATTACGGCTTTCCAGTTGAACAAGGTAAGTGATTTACAGGTAGCTTATCAGCACAAGCAGGAATTACAGAGTAACTTGTCGTTCGCTTTTCTACTGAACAGCTCTGTACAGCGTAATGCTGAACGTGTCACAGCCGAAGAAATTCGTTATGTGGCAAATGAGCTTGAGGACAGCGTAGGCAACATTTATTCTTTGTTGTCTTTGGAATTGCAGTTACCCCTTGTCCAGTGTCTTATGGCACAGCTTATGGCGCAAGGCGCACTCCCTGATATTCCACAGGGGAGTGATGGTGTCCAGACACACATTGTAACAGGTATGGAAGCATTAGGCCGTGGGCATGATTTGACAAAGATTGAACAGTTCTTGCAGACATGTTCGGTACTTCCTGACTTCCAACAGCGCTTGAAGACTGGCAATGTTCTTTCTCAGATTGGCACGGCCCTTGGTCTTGATGCAGATTCCCTTGTCATGAGCGACGAAGAATATCAGGCCATGCAAGCTCAGATGATGCAGGCACAGATGGCACAGCAGATGGCGTCGCCTATTGCGCAAGGAATGATGAACAATAATCAACAATAAGGAGATTGATAAATAATGGATGAAAACGAAAACAAAGTAGTTGACACTCAGCAGACAGACACACAGCCCGAACAGGCGGTTGATAATGTTACTGTGTCTACTTCTGCTAATGCCCAGATTTCTGTGAAAGACACGGCAGAAAGTGTGGACAATGTGTTGGATGATGTAGCCAATGAAGACAATCAGGCGACGGACACACAGAGTACCGAAACGCAGACAGACACACAGGAAGAAGCTCCGAAAGGTGAACAGACTTCCGAACAGCAGTTGACTACAGCCCACAATGCCCTTGATAGTGCTGAAAAAGATTTAGTAAGCAAGGGTGTAGACTTTGCAGGGCTTGAAAATGAATACATGAATAATGGTGGACTCAGTCAACAGTCTTACGAAACCCTTGAGAAAGCAGGGTATCCGAAAGCGGTTGTTGATGGGATGCTTGCAGGTTGGGAAGCCGCTTCCACTCGCTTTGTAAATGATGTCTATGCACTCGCAGGTGGGCAGGAAGAATTTGCACGTATTCAGCAGTTTGTGTCTTCCCAGAATCAGGATGTCATTAATGCATTTAATGCTACCTTGGACAGTGAAAACCTCATGCAGATTCGCATGACTCTTGAAGGTATCAAAGGCCAGATGGTGAAACAGTATGGCACTCAGCGCCCTACCATTGTTGGCAATGCCGCTCCGTCTGTAGACCGTAGTGGTTATGAATCGACGGACGAAATGATTAAGGACATGTCTGACCCTCGGTATCAGAAAGACGCAAAATTTACACGTGAAGTGTATCGAAAAGTTAAATACTCTAAATTGTTCTAGTAAATTGTAATAGCCAATACAATTTTTGCTGATTAAGACACTCCATAGTTTGGGGTGTCTTTTTCTATATAATTTTCTATCTTGAAAGGTGGATGATATTAATTATGGCAGATATTAAAATTGCAACTCCTATGGCGATTGGTACGAAGGCAACCACAGATGCCGACAAACTTGCCCTTGCCCTTAAAGTCTTTAGTGGTGAAACCCTCACGGCATTTGCACGTGCCTCTGTAACGAATGGTAAATTTATCAAACGTACTATTCAGAGTGGTAAATCTGCTCAGTTCCCTGTATTCGGTCGTACTAAAGCACATTACCTGAAAAGTGGTAAGAGCCTTGATGACCTTCGCGAAAACATTCAGCAGGGCGAACGTACCATTGTTATTGATGGTCTGTTGACGACTGACTGCTTGGTATTTGACCTTGACGAATTTATCGCACATTATGATTTCCGTTCTCCGTATGCTACACAGCTTGGTGAAGCACTGGCAATCTCCATGGATGCGTCTATTCTCGCAGAGGTTGCTAAAGAAGCACTGAACACTACGGAAAATGTCGATGGTCTTGGTAAAGGTGGCGTCGTTGAAAAGAAACTCGCAACGGGTTCCACTCTTGGCATTAACAAAGAAACGGGTATCGCAGTCCGTGATATTCTGTTGGAAGTTAAAGCTAAGATGGCCGCTAACTATGTTCCGCAGGGTGATCGTTATTGCTTCGTAACACCTGAAATTCACGCCGCACTGGCTACGAACCTTGACTTCTTGAACAGTAATTATGGTGCCGCCGCTACGTTGACTAATTCCAATATTATCAGCATGGATGGCTTCCAGATTATTGAATGTCCCCATCTGACACAGGGTGGTGATGACCCGACGAACACCATTCAGGGTGACGGCCATGCTTTCCCGACTGCTTATGCAAGCAAGTCTCCTCTTCTGATTTGCCACAAATCTTCTGTTGGTGTCTTGTCCCTGAAAGACATTAGCTTTGAAACGGCACGTCGCGCCGAATATCAGGCAGACCAGCTCATTGCTAAATATGCTATTGGTATTGGTGGTCTTCGTCCTGAATCTACCTTTATGGGTATTATTAGCAATCCTGCTTAATAGCTTGTTGATAGGTATAGGGGAGTGTAATGCTCCCCTTTTTATTCTTTTAAAGGGAGTGAAAAGATGCTATTTGTATCTACAGAGTTAGACGCAATCAATCTGATTCTTTCAGGCATTGGGGAAGCTCCTGTCAATAGCTTAACAGAGAATGAATCTATTGATGTTGATAACGCACGAAGTCTACTTGATACGGTGTCTCGAAATATTCAGCGTCAAGGTTGGCAGTTCAACACCTTGACCAATGTAACTGTTATGCCAGACACCAACAGCAAAAAGATTCGATATAACCCCTCATGGATAAAGATTACAGCGACGAATGGTGCGGTTTATGTAAAACGTGGGGATTTTCTATACAACCTTACAGAAAAGACAGACACCTTCAATGAAGAGGTGCAACTTACCATCATTGAAGCTGTTGACTTTGAGGACTTGCCTGATGAATTCAAAACATTCATCACAGCAGAAGCGGCTATTTTATTTCAGGAACGTTATCTTGGTGACGAAAATGTATCACAGGAGTTACGTATTGAAGAATCAAGAGCTTATGCGGATATTGTACAATATTGTATAGACACAGGTTCCAATATGTTTCAGACCACAGGGATGCAGAGTGTATTGGAAAGGAGATAAGACACCATGCTTTACTCACAGAGCATTAAGAACTTTGTACAAGGTGTGTCTCAACAGCCACCACTCTTACGGTTCCCTGAACAGCTTGAGGAGCAGATTAACGGTTTCTCGACAGAGGTTTCAGGGTTACAGAAACGTGTCCCTACAGTCTATCTAAAGACACTCACAGGATTGAACCTTACTAAAGGAAGTAAACCTCTTGTTCATTTCATTGACAGGGATAAGCAACAGAAATACATGGTTGTCTTTGCAAATAACACTGTCAAGATTTATGACATGAAGGGCAACGAAAAGACTGTCAAGATTGAAGAAGGTGCTTATTTAGCTACCAACACTCCTCGTGATAACTTACGAGTCATGACGGTAGCTGACTACACTTTTGTATTGAACACTACAAAAACAGTGCAGTTATCCAGCAAGAAGTCACCAGACTATTTTAGTAATCAAGGTAGTATGCTTTATGTCCGTCAAGGGCAGTATGGGCGTACTTATCAGATTTGGATTGATGGTGTGTCTAAATGCACATGGACAAGTCCGAACGGGGATGCCGCTGAACAGACGAAGCAGATAGACACCAACTATATTGCAGACCGCATCAATGAACAGTTAAATAAGAATGGAGTGTCTACAGAACATCAAGATAATTGGATTCGTATTTGGGGTGGTGGGCTTGTGCAAACATCGGATGGCTTTAACCATCAGGCCCTCATTAACTTCAAAAAATCCATTCAGCGTTTCAGCTTGCTTCCTGCTACGGCTCCTGATAACTATTGTGTCAAAGTAAAAGGCGACCCGAATGGAGCAAGTGAAGGTAGTTATTACGTAAAGTATTCCAAAGACAGTAATGTATGGGAAGAGTGTGCTTGTCCAAATATCAATATTGAGTTTGATAAGACAACCATGCCTCATGCCATCATCCATAATGCAGATGACACTTTCACCTTTAAGGCTCTTGACTGGGATGAACGAAAAGTTGGTGATGATGATAGTAACCCTGCTCCATCTTTTGTAAATCATACCTTGTCCAGTATCTTCTTTTATCGTAATCGCTTGGGTGTTACCTCTCGTGAGAACATTATCATGTCTGAATCAGGGGAATACTTTAATTGGTGGATGACAACAGCAAATGACCTGTTAGACACAGATGGAATTGATGTCCCGATTACATCCACAAAAGCAAACCTGATTAATTATTGTGTTGTCTTTTCCGAAGACCTTTACGCTTTCTCGAATGACACACAATTTATTATCCGTGCTGATTCCACCTTGACACCGAAAACAGCGTCCCCAACAGAAATTACGCAGTTCAATAGTTCTCCTGACTGTCAACCAAAGGTAGCAGGGAAGAACTTATATTTCCCTTCTGAACATGGGGATTTCTCTACGATACGGGAATACTATACGGTTCAGGATATTTCACAGATGAAAAATGCACAGGACATTACATCTCACATCCCAAACTATATTGAAGCAGGTGTATATGATATTATTACCTCTACGGCTGAAAATGTACTGTTCTGTCTGACAAGCAAAGCAACAGACACCATTTACCTCTACAAGTATCTATTTGCTAATGAAGAACGTATTCAGTCCTCATGGTCTAAATGGGTCTTTGATGGTGAGATTTATGGTGCAGGCTTCATTGGGAGTTATTTATACCTTCTCATGCGTAGAGGAACACAGATTACCATGGAGCGAATGGACTTCTCTGTAAATATCAAAGAGTTTGATGATATCGAAGTTTACCGTGTCTATCTAGACCAGAAGAAAGTGATGGATAACGGTGTCTATGATGATGTATCTGAAAGAACAAAGTTTGACCTCAAGGCACTTTATGCCTACACAGACACCACACCTTTGCAGAGGCTTTGCATAGTCACTCATGAGGGTGTCTTGCACGAAAATCTGAAAGCAGATGACGAAGGCTGTATCTATCTTGATGGTAACTTTGCAGGAAAGAAATTGATAGTTGGAGAACCTTATTTGTTTAAGGCTGTCTTCACCACATTCTATCTTAAAAAGAATGACAATGGAAACATTAGCTCCTATGCAGAAGGAAGGACACAAATCAAGAACATTCATATCAACTATGACCATACAGGTTTCTTGGCTTGCAGGGTGTCTTACCTTGGGGGCAAAGAATATATGTATCGGATGCCCAGTAAGATTCTTGGTACTTCCTCGGCTCGCTTGGGGAAGAAGCAGAATGAAACAGGAAAGTTTGATGTTCCTATTCATGCTAAGAATGAATCCGTTACGATTGCAGTTGAATCAGACATGCCAGTTCCCCTATCTATTGTAGGGCTGAATTGGGATTGTCTTTATACGACACGAACAAAGGGGGTATAGCGAATGTGTACCGTAGCACTTAGTTATGGTATTTCAGCTCTTAGCTCCTTGTCTAAGCAGAAAGCACGGAGAGCTGAAATTCAGAATCAGATTGATGCCAACAATCAGACCGCAAGGGGATTGCTCCAGTCTATGAACTATACCTTTCAAAACTATGAAACACAGCGTAGGGCCGCTTTCGCCGCTCAGATTGATGCAATGACGAAAGACAGGATTAACGCTCATAGACAGGAAGCGTCTGTTAAGGCCGCTGTCAATGAAGAGTTGGCAGGGGGTGGCAGAACAGCTAACTTGATTAATCGTAGTGTTCGTGCGGATGAATCACGTGTCGCTTCACAGGCTCAGACTAATTATCAAAATAAAATGAATGAAATTGACCTTAATAAGGAAGCAGCACTTATCTCTACACGTAATGCTATCAATAGTATTCCGTCTGTTGAGACACCCTCTTATCTTACACAGGGTATGGAAATGTTTTCAGATTTCATGCAGACCTATAATACCTTACAGGGCATTAAGAGCATGAGAAAGAAAGCAGGTGTCGAAGGGGGACATGGTAAAGTACTTAATAGAAATACAGGTGACATTAGACCTGTAAATCTTGACCCTTATATTCATAGGGAAGATATTCATGATACAGGAATTGGAACACGAATTGTAGACCTCGATGAAGCGTCTGCAAAGTATGACAGTATGAATTTATTCAATCCTCATGGCCTCTTTGCAAGCAATGCTATCAATGGGTACTTTAGCGGTGACATTAGTAGTGGCTTGTCTTATGATTGGTCTAATGGGGGTATTTCAAGGAGAGGTGCTACATGGCGAAACGGATTGCTAGTGCTGTAGGCACAGAAATGCAATTTATGCCGCAACCTGATGCAACATATCAAGAGCGTTTGACAGAGGTACAGGGTGTTAGAGGTACTAACCCCTCGTCCTCATCCGCTTCTATGTTTGCAAGTGCGGCTAATAATCTCAATAGTAGTTGGTTGTCTTTCATCACAGACCGTGAGAAACGCATGAATGAAGAGGGCCTTACAGAAGCCAACAGACTCATTGCGTCAACCACAGAGGAAGACAGACAGAAACTCAATACGCTTGACATGGCCTTGACATACGGCTATGGCAATAACTTAGATAATCCTTATTTTATCGCATACAGCGACAAGTTACGTGGACAGGCTTTAGGTGACTCCGCAAAACTTGCATATACCGAAGAATTTGGTGATAGTCCTGCACGTACTCCCGATGAGGAAGTGGAGCGGTATGATGACTTTGTACAGAAGTATCGACAGCGCTTCATAGACAAAGGACTCATAAATAATAACGTGTCTTTTGAGCAGGGCTTCAATGATAAGAACATTGAAAATCAGCAAACGTTGATGAGTAATCATGTGCAACGTGATATTGAAGATAGAATCGCTGAAACCTTCAATAACATTAAATCTGAATTAGGGAATCTCATTTATGATGCTCCTACCATGACTCGTGATGAACAAGTACAAAAACTTACAGAGATTTTCAATCAGAGTCGCTTGATGGGTCTGAATCCTTCACAGCGACAGACACTTGTGGACAACTTCTGCAAAGAAATTATTACCACAGGGACAATCAAGGATTTTAAGAATTTTAAAGCTACTATCCTTGACCGTATTCCTGTACAGACACGTTTAGATGGTACGACACAGACGATGGGGGACTTGGTAGACACCATGGAATTAGACACCCTGAATGTTGCGTATCGTAAAGCCCACATGGAAAAATCAAAGATGGACTTCATCAAAAAATATGGCAAAGACAAAGACATGGATCGTGTCTATACCGATGTCATTAAAATGGGACAGTCTGGCAGTCGTTCCGATCGGGATAATGCTGAAATTCTTACAGGGATGTTACCTGAAATTGAGAGTCTTCAAAATCAGCATAAGGCCGCTCAGGCTCGTATTGCTAAGGTTGGGGCTAAAGGTGTAACTACAGCCGCTAAGTCACAGGCAAGCACTGCTTCGGCTAGAGAGAACATTCGGGCCTTCATGGAAGATGATAACCCTGTAAAAGATGGTTATGGCAGTTCCATTGGGAAACCTTTAGTTGGTGGTAAGGCTGTTGATTCAGGTACGATTCTTAGTGCTTTTCAGGAATACGAAAAGCAGATTGAGGATAGTGATGATGATGAAGACACAAAGGCTCAGAAGCTTATGAAGCTCTACACCTATTCAGGTGTAAGCAACGTAAAAGAACAACTTGTAAATAGTGTCTTACAGACCATTAACAGTGCTACAGCAGACAGTGTAGAAGCGAATGGTGTACCTAACTCCATCATTTATCTTGTAAAGGCTCGTAACATTAATCATGGACAGTTTGCAGGTGCTTTCGGTAGTAAGGTAGACGCCGCTATCGGAGCGATTGTAAACTTCTCCCATGCGTCGGGTGAAGAGGATGCAGACAATGCACTCGTTCGAGGGTACGCCAACTATTGTCGTATTAAAGACACCAGCGAACAGGATAAACAAAACTATATGGCGCAGATTAGAAGTATCGCCGCAGGTGGGTGGTCTATTGGTGGCATGGAAAGTTGGAATAGTGAGGGTAGTACGGCCCCTGACATTTCTTGGGATAATCCGCAGATTTCAGAAACCGTAAAGGATAGAGCGTTGATGTATAACTTAGCTTATCATGATCCACAAGCCGCCTTAGATGCCGCATGTAATGATGTTCGAGATTCTTATGCATATTATCATGGTGCTATCTTCCCAAAAAATTGCTTCAATAGTGGTCTTTCACCTGACACAGAAAGAGCATTTGCAAAACAATCTCTTGATGCTCTTTGTTATCAGTTTGCTGATAATTGGGGTGTGTCCACTGATGATATTAATGTTTCCTATGATGAAGCATCTAACACTTGGTCTTTCTCAGAGAGTGCGAATGGGAACTATACACAGCTTTCTGGCTCTGACATGGCTAATGAAATTCAATATGTTGCTTCTTATGTTCCGCCTTCCACTTCTAGTAGTGATTACTCTTCGGATGATTCTGATACTACTTCGTACACCTCAGAACATTCCGTTTCTGATTTTGTGTCTACTACAACAGAAGCGGTAAAAGATAAAGTGGAAGAAGTAGAGGATGCCATTAGTGAAAAATGGAATGAATTTAAGTCATGGGTAAAAGGTGAATAGAAAGGAGATAAGACACAATGGCAGTTTCAAATAACATGGCCCTTGTCTATAATTGGTTTATCCAACACGGATATTCCCCCACATTGGCCGCAGGGTTCGCCGCTAACTTTGCAGTTGAAACAGGGGGCGGTGAAGAAATTAATCCTGGCATTACGTCCCCTAATGGTGCGTATGGGATTGCACAATGGCTTGATGAAAGCAGACAGACGAATTTCAGAAACTTCATGGACGAACATGGATATGATTCCAAGGATATTTATGCACAGTTAGAGTTCGTCGATTGGGAACTTCATAATACAGAAGCACAAGCCTTGGAAGAGATTTCCAACTCGGACTTGTCGAGTGCTGAAAGTGCCGCCGCCGCTATTGCGGATTATTATGAACGTTGTCAAGGACAGGCACTTGACCAAAGACAACAGGTAGCAGGTGAGGTATATTCAAACCTTTATGGTGGTGAAAGTTATGATGCGTCTGCTACAGGGTCTAGTGACTCCAGTAGTGGGGGGACAGACACAGAAGACTATACTTCCTATTTACCCGATGATATGCAGGGGATTGACCCTAGTATGTATTCACGATTGGGGATGCTGTTTAAAAAAGCAAGAGAATTAGGGGTGGAACCTCTTCTTACAGGGGGTAGAGAATATGGCCCTCACAATCCAGAAGGCGCACACCCAAAAGGGATGGCCGCAGATATAGCATGGGAAGGTTTGCAATGGGGAGACCCTATTCTTGAACAGTTATATCAGTACGCAGGGGAGCTTGGCTTTACCGAACGCGCTCATAACTTAGAAGAAGACCCTAATGCAACAGGCCCTCACCTTCATGTAGCCAATCCTGACCTCTCTAAGGAAGTCAATGCTCTCTTAGGGCCTAAACAGGCAACAACCACTTTTGGTGAGGGTGTCTTTACCCCTAAGATGCAGAACATGGTGAGTCCTGAAATACAGGCACTAGCAGATGCAAAACTCCAGATGCAGAAAGCCTATGAAGACTCCCTGAAAGAAAAGCCTTCTATCCTTGAGGGCATTTGGCATGACTTCAAGCGTAGTGGTAACTTTGCGTATGAGTTTGTTGATGCCCTGTACACTGACCTCTTCCACAGTGACCTTGATGCTTTTGGTCGTGATAAGATTACTGATGCAGACCGTAATTACATCAAGGCCGCCATGGGGAGTGGTAATGAAGCAGAAGCACAGTGGATTATTGATAATGCGAAAGACCCCACACAATTGTATTACCTATTACAAAAGAAGTCCGATGAGATGGCAGAAGACACAAAGTACGCCGCTTACTATAATTCGGTTGGCGCACATACTCTTGGTACTGTCTTAGGAGCTGTCTTAGACCCCCTGAACTCACTTCCTGAATTGAAGGTCTTACAGGCAGGTAAGATTATGAAGACACTTGGTGGCGTGGTAAAAGATACACGTATCATTGATAGTGCCGCTAAAGCTTCTGCTGAAAAGATTCACAGTTCAGGTGGAGCTAAAAGAATTGGGGACACAGCATTGAACATGGCCGCTATGGGGGCTATCCAGCAACATGCCGCTAACCTTGGTAATGGTACAGATGATAGTATCGCAGGGGCCGCTATGATTGCGGGCATTTCAGGGGGTGTCTTACGTACCCTTGGAATGGCAGGAAAGAACCTGTTCCACAAAGACCCTGCTGTAGCTAATCTGGCTCGTACAGCTGATAGGATTGAAACGAGTGCCGCTCGTGATGCTGTAGGACTCAAGACACCCTATACCATTATGGATACAAAGGAAGCCGCTTCCAAACTTCATGATGTATCATACTTCACGAAGCAGGAAGGGAAGATTGCAAGTTCTGTAGCGGATCGTGATGATGTATTTGCATTGTCACTGGCAGATGCAAAGAAACTCGGTGCTTCCATGGGCATTAAGGTGTCTGATAACACGAAAGGCTTCTTTGTTCCTCATGGTGATTATACCGTAGTGGTAAAAGACAACATCAAGGGAGCCAAAGAATTAGATGGTGTCTTAGCTCATGAAATTGGTGTTCATCAGTCCTTGAAAGATACCATAGGTACTGAACGCTACCAGTCCTTGATGAATTTTGTGTCTACGCAATCAAAAGACACAACATCAAAGTTTGCACAGGCCGCAAGACTCGCCAATAGCACAGACCCAGAAGAGATACTTGGTTACGCCATTCAGCATGATATGTTGAGTCGTAAATCGAGCCATTCCTTGGTGTCTAGCTTTAGAGAAGGCTTAAAGGAAATGGGTTTTGGTGATAAATCAAGATTCACCAACAACGAAATTCTCGACATGGTTAATACAGCGGTTCGCTATCAGAGCTTGAAAAAGCAGGGTATCATTGTCAATCCCGATGGGAGCATTATTCAGAATGGTGTCCATTTCTCAAAAGACAACATGCTTGCACCTGAAAGTCTTCTTGACTATGAAAAGAGTGCGGATGAATTAGCACAGGAACGAAAGGGAAAGACAGCCTTTGAAAAGACCATCAATACCTTATCAGGGTGGATGGATAACAAATTGCTAACTCGTACTCCGTATGGGGCCGCTTATCATTCTCCATCCATGACGCTTGCGAAGAAAGCCTCTGAATTATGGGAAGATGCACAGCGGCGTGGTGCATCTCGTAATGGTTCCAATATGCCCTCTGCTGAACGTATGAAGGACTATCTTATGGGACAGCTTGATAAGTACAAAGGTGAGATTCTTGATGCACGTAAAGAATGGATACGTGACCACTATGGCACAATGGGTGTCATTAACCCTTTCCGCAAGGGAGATGCCCATAGACAAGAATTTGATAAACTTGTCATTGATAAGTTCAACAGCTTGTCTAAACAACAGACACACATTAACATTGATGATAAGATGGTAGACCAGAATGTCATGAAGGCCATCAAGTCTTTGCAGAATCTTTATGATACCCGTATTGACCTCGGTAAAAATTCCTCCTCTATTTTTGGGGGTTCTATGGAACGAAACTTGGTTGAGGATGGATGGTATTCGGTTGATGATGAATTTCATCGCTTAGTTGACCCTGATGCTTATAGGGAGTTTGTGTCTAACTTCACCACCACAGGTGATAGGGGAGCTAGAGCTTTTATGGAGCAATATGCATTAGCCGCTTCCAATACACCGACTTCTCGTAAGTTGATTGGGGATATGATTAAACGAGAAAAGGAATTGAAGTTACAGCGTGAAATACATGATGCTGAAACTTATCTGAACAAAGAAGGACGTAAAAGTTCTGAAAAGGTGAAACGAGTCAAAGAAGACCTCGAACAGAAACGTGCGCATACCGTGAAAGACACCACAGATGCAGAAATTGATGAGTTCCGCAAGACAAAATGTAAAGAGTGGGCAGACAACATCATGCAACCTCTTGAGGATAAACTTGACGGCTTAGACACCGATGGTGCTTCCTCTAAGCTTGGAGACTTGAACTTCTTCCGTGGGCGTCTTCCGATGGACACAGGGATTGTCATGGATATTAAAGATGCAGAGGGTAATGTTGTTAAATCCTTCTCCTTTGATAATGACCTTAGATACTATGACCTCGAACACACACTGAACAGAACGAATAGACGCTTTGCAGGTGAGGTGGCAGTCCGTAACGTCCTTGGTTCTGCTAATGAATATGGAGCTTTCGTGAAGAAGGTACTCCATGAATTGCGTCTTGCTTCCATGGGTAATGATGGACGTATCAATAGTTCCACAGCTGAAAAAAATAAGCTGTGGTTCTTAGACAACATTGCACGACTCCGTGGGATGCGTGACCACTACGAACGCAACATCTATGATGAAGGTTCAGCAGTCACAAAGATTCTCAACAACTTTGCATATTTCAAACGTGGGGGCTCTATGGGTTGGAACCAGTTAGGTGACTTAGGTGGTGCTATTGCTTATGGTGGTCTAAAACAGGTATTTGGTGTCTTCAATCCACTTCGGAAATTCGTACAGGATGTACGTCTAGGGAAAGCTAACTCTAAGATGGTTGAAGACCTCTCATGGCATGTCTTTGGAGAACCTGTTGAACGTTACATCTTTCGTGGTAACTGGGGTGACATACAGACACGAAATGCCTTGTCTAAACGTGGAGTTGGAATGGACAACCTATTGATTAGTGCGGCTGATATGACACACAATCTAGGAAAGTTCACTTCACAAATCAATATGCTTGGTCATATGACAGACACAATGGTTCGCTCTGCTCGTAGTGCGGCTATTACAGATTCGATACGTTGGGCGCATGGTGAAACCTTCAATGCCTTACGTAATCCATTCAGCAAGGCGAATATTAAGGCGCTTGGTAGACACGTAGACCTTGCACAGCTGAAAAAAGACTTGCACACCTATGTGAAATGGGATGGCAAGAAAGGGACGATTGCAGATGGTTTTGATGTAGATGCATGGCGAAAAGAAAGACCTGATACCTTCTGGTCTTGGTATGATCTGATGCAGAATCAAGTAGAAAAGAGCATTTTATTGAGTTCGTCTGAAGGCAATCGAAACATGCTGAAAGACACCAACTCTTTAATGCGTCTTGTCATGATGTTTAAAGACTTTAATATGCGCTCAAACAATGCTCAGTTTATGCGGATGATTCAACAGCATGAAGCACAAGATGCCATGGCTTTTGCATTATCCCTCATGACCAACACAGCCGCTTTTGCCGCTCGTAATGGAGCTAAGATGGCCACTTTGTATGCATTGGGACAAACAGACGCCGCCAACTACATCAAGGAAAACTATCTGAATGATAAGGCACTTGCAAAAGCCGCCTTTTTCCGTACAGGTTTCTTGTCACCTATGGGCGTCGCTAATGACTTATGGGAAGCTATGTATGGCTCGCCCACAATTAGAACGACAGTATCTCAATATCGTAATAACCCTCCTAAAGAAATAGGTGATTATATTGGAAACTTTGCCCAACAGTTACCTGCTGTTGATACCCTGTCGGATATGACATGGAAGCCAATTCGCAGTGCTTATCGTCTGGCTACCAGCAAGGGGACACAAAGGGATTTACGGACTCTATTAAATCTGGCTCCTATTCCTGATTTTATCCCCTACACGCAGGCTATAGACACACTGGCAAAATTAAATAGTTTGAAAGCTAAATAAAAAGGAGAGTGATAGATAGTGGCAAACACAACAGGCTTTAAAGCTCGTGTGGAATATGAAGTTACCGATGGGACACAAACGACGTATACGTTCCCCTTTTCATATCTCCGCAAGAAGTTTGTCATGGTGTCTATCCTTCACTCCGATGCTACGGAGACAGCATTGGAGTATGGGGTAGACTATACAGTAAATAATTTATCTGTGTCTTTGACCACACCTGCACAGGTTGGAGAACATATCATTATTTATCGACAGACAAGTACAGATAAGATTGTTACGTGGAATGATGGCTCTATCTTGTTGGCACAGGATATGAATACAGAAGATGCTCAGATGCTCCACTTGCAGGAAGAACAGCAAGACTATATTATGGCTCATGCTATTTCTACGAAAGTAACGAGTGATAAAGAGGTTCTTTGGGATGCATTGAATCATCGTGTCATCAACATAAGTGACCCTCAAGACCCACAAGATGCCGTGACAAAGAACTACATGGAAAATGTACAGGGCAGTTTTGTAACGGCCAATACAAAAATCCTCAACGACACCAAACAGACACAGAGTAATGCGCAGGTCAACGAAAATTTGTCTAAGGCATGGGCGGTGTCTACGGGTTCTCCAGATGGGGCAGAGGATACGCAGAGTAGCACAGGGAAGACACAGAGTAGCCGGACGTGGGCTTTGTATGCAGAAGATAGTGCTAAGGATTCTGCTACTTCTGCGGATGAATCTAAGAAGTGGTCTGAGGTAGCAAAAACAAATGCTATTGGAGACCATGTATTTATAGGTGCTACAGATAGTACAGATGGCGACACAGGTTTAGTACCTTTACCAAAGGCGGGGGAACAGGGAAAATTCCTTAAAGGTAATAGATCTTGGGTACAAATTGAACCATTAATAATTGCTATAAATCCTGTAGCCTATTATAGAGATGTTGTCTGGAGTGGTTATAAGACCACGCTAGTTACACCAAATAAACTTTCTGTTAATATAGGTGGTCAAGGGTATTTAATGAATACACAGCACTCATTGAGCATTAATGATAGTGCTAACTGGGATAAAGCTAGTTTTGCAACACCTGCTAATCGTAAAGGTAAAGACTTTTACATTTATGTATGTCAAGGAGCAAATTATATTCCTAAAATTGTGTTGTCTAACAATAGCACTGTCCCTGAAAATTATACAGCATTAACCAGTAGAAAAATTGGTGGTTTTCATTGTGAATGTGCAGACGTAGGAGCAATTTCTAATCATCCACTCAGTGGCTATGTAGCAGGTGATATTCTTCCTGCTTCTGTTTGGGATTTGCACCATAGACCTATTTCAGCCCCAGAAGGAATGGTATTTACAGGTAGAATATGGGTAGACATATACTTACCTTCATGGGATGGGGCTAAACTTGTGTCTGAATATAATAATGTAATTTGTGATGGTGCTAGTGCATATCCATTAACAGGCACAGGGTTTGCAGAAACATTTGCTAAAATCAATAAGCGTCTTCTGTCTTATGATGAAATGTCTGCTGTTGTTAAAGGGAGTGAAGAAGGTGTAAACATTAAAAACTCAGCTGACCCTAATACTACAGGTGGACATGTTAGTACAACAGGAAGACGTATGATTAGTGATATAGGTTGTGAAGACTGCGCAGGTGTTTCATGGCAATGGTTGTCTGATTTATTTGGACGAGATCTTAAATCTGAATGGGTCACAAATGAATCAACAATTAATACTAATGTAGGTTACACAGGTGTAAGTGAACCAAATAGAGGTAGTGTCTGGGGGGGTTCTTTAGGGCGTATGCTTCTTGGCGGTGATTGGGGTGTTGGCTCGCATTGCGGTTCTCGCTCTGCGGGTGTCATTAATCTGGCTTCGTATGGCAATGGCCTTATCTCCGCTCGTGGTGCGTCTGAGCCGCTAATACGCAAAACGTAAACCGATTTTATAGGTTAGTTAGTATATTTGGGTACTTCTTGGCGGTAATTGGAATGATAGCTCACATTGCAGTTCTCGCTCTGCGAATGTCAATAATCTGGCTTCGAATGGCAATGGCAATAACTCCGCTCGTGGTGCGTCTGATACGAGGGTATACAAAGTTCGTCTTGGCTTGACCCTACGGCTGACTAACTAACCTTGGATAACAAATCCAGAATACACAACAGGGTAACTACTTAGCTAGTAATAAATATGAAAGTTAGGGAGTTGATTATTTAACATTACAGTTTACATTTAAAGACAAACAACATGTATGTTTTACAGGTTCAAAAGTATTAATTGATACATTCAAAAAGTATCAATCAGAAATTCCATTTATTACTACTATTAGAAAAGATGGAAAAATGTTTCAATTTACTTAATAGGGGGTGTTATTATGGTTGGAATACCTTTAACATTAAACAGCAAAGAAGATTATGAATTCATGCGAAAGCATTATGCAAAATCTGTCTGGTTATCCGAATATCAATTCTTATTAGACACTATGTATGATTGGTTCAACACGGGTGCTATTAAAGAGAACGAAGGTATTACAGATGCTACACATAAAGTGGTAGAAGATGCTAATACCAATACTAAATATCAGTATGAACTAAAACTCAATGAAAAGTGTAAACTTCTGCGTTTGGGATATAGCAAAGAAGAAGTTGAAAAAATTATTTCTGATAACTAAAAGGAAGATGAATAATGAAACGAGGTACACCAAATAAAATGATTAACACACTATGGAACTTATGGACAGCTACAGAGGTAAAGATTGGCTGTCTTTTTTCTATTGCTTGGTTGTGTTTCAATCAGCTTGTGGGTGGTGTGGATGAGCAGATTAATGCTTTGGTTGTCCTTGTGGCTTGTGACATTCTCACAGGCCTTTGGGCTTCCTTCAAACTCCATGCCTTTGCAAGTTCGATTGCGACACATGGCCTGTACAAGAAGGCCGCTATGTTCCTTATCATTGGTCTCGGTGTCTTGCTTGATTCAGCGATGAACACTCACATGGTACGGACGTTATTCATTGGAGCCTTTGCAGTGGTAGAGGCCCTTAGTATTGTTGAAAATATTGATCGTGTTGGTTATGGGCAGTACATCCCTAGCTTTATCAGGGGTGCGCTCGCTCAGATTGCAAAAGAGAAGAAGGTGGATAAATCAGATGACCAGTAAAGTAATTGACGTTTCCTATTATCAGCGCAATATTGATTATGATGCTGTAGAGGCCGCAGGGGTTCAAGGTGTCATCATCAAAATTTCCGAAGGCTGTTCCGAAGAAGAAACATGGGTAAGACACGCAGAAGAATGTAAATCTAGGGGTATCCCTTGGGGTGTCTATTGCTTTTCTCGCGCTCAGACACCCGAAAGAGCAAGGGAAGAAGCACAGACGGTCTTGGAACTTCTTGGCGATGATGTGCCGCCTATGGGCATTTGGTTTGATTGCGAAGCTGATGAATGTTTTGCAGAGGGCGTAGACACAACGGCTGTCTGCTCCGCTTTTATTGTCGCTTGCAATGAAGCAGGATACAGAGCAGGTATTTACACTTCCTCGTTGAAATGCACAGATTACATGACAAACTCTATTCGGCCTCACTTGCTAGCTGATTACGTCCCTTATTGGATTGCAGACTATCGGGGTTACAATGAGTTTGCTCAGAATTATCCCGATAAACATGTAGCTGGCTGGCAGTGGAGTGATAACGAATACATTGGAGACACAAATGTGGATATGAACGAATGGTACGAGGAGCTGTAAATGAATGAAGATGACAACAAAACCTACTCTGCAAAAGTGGTTCTTGTGTCTTTCGCTCTTGGTGTTCTTCTGTGCCTTTTCGGGTGTGTCTGCTTCTACAGTACACGCACAGAATCCACAGAAAGTAGAAATGTCACTCGAACAATTCAACAGCTTACGACAGATGGTGACCGAGCTACAGAAGCAGTCAACAGCGCAGAAACAGGACTCTCAGAAGCTCAAGACACAGCTAACAGAATCTCAGAAAGAGTTGACGAAAGCGCAAGTGTACTTGACAGATTACAAGCAGAACTTGACAGAATTGCAGAAGCAAACGGACTCACTGAATAAGACGACAAAGCGGATGGAAAGACAACGTGATTTAGCTTGGGTTGTTGCAGGTGGCTTGTTGGTTTGGGGGTGCAGTAGATAGTCAAAAATCGCTCTGTACGCCCCTCTAAGACGTTTTTAATGCCCTCTAGGTGTAATTCCCTAGGGGGCTTTATTATTTATAAAAAGGTGATTGTAATGGCAATAAATAAAGTTTTATATAGTAGTGCTAATGAAGTGTGGGAGACACCACAGGATTTATTCGATAGCTTAGATGCTGAATTTCATTTTGATATAGATGTATGTGCGATGCCTAGCAATGCTAAATGTGATAAATTCTATTCCCCTGAAATGGATGGCTTGCAACAAGATTGGCAGGGTGTCTGTTGGATGAATCCACCCTATGGAAAAAAAATAGGGGATTGGATGAGAAAGGCTCTAGAATCAAAAGCAACCGTTGTTTGTCTTGTTCCTTCTCGTACAGACACAAAATGGTGGCATGATTACGCCATGAAAGCCACAGAGATACGATTTATTAAAGGACGTCTGAAATTTGGAGACAGCAAAAATAGTGCGCCTTTTCCTAGTGCCATTGTTATATTCAGACAGACACAAGATGATTTGAAAGTATGTAGTATGGAGAAAGGATGATGAGATATGGCTAATTTTAACATTCCACAGGAATTGATTGATCGCTTGGCAACCGAAGAAGTGCAGGCCCTCTTGGAAGGTCTTGAGGATGAAGAACAGCGCAAGAATCCTGCCTTTCTCGCAAAGGTACGGCAGTTCTTGAAAGATAACGATTTCAATACGACCGTAGAGATTGAAGGTGTCAAAGAAGTAAAACAGGAAGCCTCTAAGATTCCTGACTTCATGGAACTCGTGAAAGAAGGTTGATAGTTTGAAATGGAGTGAAGCGGATGTTCAAAAAGCTCGTGAACACTTTTGGGCATTTGTGTATATTGTATGGCGGTCTATTGACCTTCCACAACCGACACCTATTCAGATTGATATTGCCAACTACTTACAGAACCCCCCGAAAGACCGTATCATTCTTGAGGGGTTCCGTGGGGTGGCTAAGTCCTTCTTGACATGTGCTTATGTGGTGTGGAGATTGTGGAAGGAACGACAGCTGAAAATTCTGATTGTATCTGCTTCGGGTGACAGAGCGGATGCGAACGCTCGCTTTATCAAGCGTATCATACAGACACTCCCTTTCCTGTCTGACATGATTGCAGACAAGGGGCAGTTAGACACACAGAATATCTTTGATGTTGGGGGTGTCGTTCCTGATATTTCCCCTTCCGTAAAGTCTATTGGTATCACAGGACAGATTACAGGTACACGTGCAGACATTCTAATCGCAGATGACGTAGAAGTCCCGAAAAACTCAGCGACACAGCAACAGCGTGATAAACTCTCAGAGGCCGTAAAGGAATTTGATGCTATCTTGAAACCGAACGGCCAGATCATATATCTTGGTACACCACAGACTGAATCAAGCCTGTACAACACCTTACAAGACCGTGGATACATTGCACGTATCTGGCCCGTCTTGTATCCTCAATTATCAAGGGTAGAAGATAATTATGGTGATTCACTGGCTCCCTCTATCTGGAATAAGCTGAAAGCTGACCCTAGTCTTGAGGGGAAACCTACAGACCCCTTGCGCTTCAATGAGGAAGAAATTGCGAAGCGTTCCTTGTCCTATGGTAAGGCAGGGTTCGCTTTGCAGTACATGCTGAACACTCGGTTGTCTGATGCTGAAAAATATCCGTTGAAGGTGTCTGACTTGATTATTACAAATCTTGATATGAAGGAAAGTAGCCTTAAATGGGCGTGGGCAAAAGGTAGGGAACAGCTTTTGTCTGATATTCCCTGTACAGCGATGGCAGGGGACTATTATTATAGTGAATTGTCTCGTAGTCCCGAAACGATGCCCTATCAGACAACAGTGATGGCTATAGACCCCTCAGGCCGAGGGAAGGACGAAACAGTCTATGCAATTCTCAAGTACCTTAATGGCTATTTGTTCCTCATGGATGTTGGGGGCTTTAAAGAGGGCTATTCGGACTTGACGCTGACTCAGATGGCAAATCGTGCTAAGTTCTGGGATGTGGATGTTGTAGTTCCCGAAGATAACTTTGGTGATGGGATGTTCACTAAGTTGATGACGCCTATCTTCAATAAAATTCATCCTTGCGGCATTGAACCTGTTACCAACAGAGGGCAAAAGGAATTGCGTATGATAGACACCCTAGAACCTGTTATGATGCGGCATAAGCTCATTGTGAATCGTCCTGTGGTCGAACAGGACTTTAAGGTCTTTCAACAGGACTATCATTATTCCCTAATTTATCAAATGACACGCTTATGTCGGGATAAGAACGCTCTGAGTCATGATGATAGATTGGATGCCTTGACTATTGGGGTGTCTTATTTCATGGAGCGCATGGATGTGGATGAAGATAGTCAACTTACTGAGCTGACAGCTGAACAGCTTGAGGATTGGCTGAATGAATCTGTATTGCCTAATTATACAAATAGTTCGCATAATAATAGATGTATAAAAGCCATTAGAGAGCTACGCGATAATTAGGCAGAAATTAATAGTGGCACTATTAAACAAAAAATTAATTGTGGCATTAACCGAAGAAAAGAGACGAAAAGTATATATAGTATCTAATAGAATCTATGAGGTTCCAGTCGATTCTGACTAGAACCTCATATTTATTATTATGACAGATATGGGACTAGAGATTCTTTAATGATGATTGTTGATGATGATGATAAATCAAAGAAAGAGATTCTTAAAGATTCTTTACTATTCTTTCATATCTCAAGTCTACTAAGATTTCCTTTAGTCTACGAAAGGAGCCTTATGGCCTATTTAAATATTGATGTTGATGATTTCACCTCAACCCCTTCTCATAAATGGGACACACGCCTTACCTTCTCTCCGAAAGAGGTTTCAGAGATGCTAGGTGTCCCCTTATCAACCATATACTCTCTATGTTATAATGAATCATTGAAAGCCTTCAAGATAGGTACTCACTGGAGAATACATCGCAAAGGCCTATACGAGTTCTTGCGTCACTCGATAGACACCAGTATTACTTTATAA